GATCTAGGATCTAGGATCTAGGATTTTGTAAATTAGGTTTTCATAAAAATGGCCAGCGATACGATTGACCAGCTACGCGGCACGCTGGTGGCGGCGTGATTAACTGGAAATAAGACACAAAAAAAGCGGCGCAAAGGCCGCTTTAATTGCACCAGCTGGCGCGGATCTAGTCGACCATTTCAAATTGATCTTCTAGGCCAATAAGCGCTTCATGTTTACGCGTTTTCTGGCGTACCAACGACCGTTTTAATAGCGTCTTGCGTCCAGTATGGCCGTCAGTAAATGACAGCTGAAAAGTTTTAACGCCGTTTTCTGGGTCTTCCTGCACGCTTATATCCAGCGCACCAAAGTTGTGAGAATTCACAGCGCTAAAACCTACCTTAATATTTTGCGTGTTGTGCTGGATCACGCCAAACGATTTATTGCCAGTCTTGCCGCCAGATCTTGCATAAGCGCAAGAATTGATGTCAAACCAAATTGGATAATTTTTCATTTTATACTTCCTTTATCTGGATCATAGCATTTTCGGTTTCTTGCAACGCTTCCAGATCCTCTTCAGAAAGCGTGTACTGGCTATGTGATACCGTCCAATCAACACGGCGGCCAATCTCTTCAGTTATCCAATCTTCAACTTCAGATATGGATTTAAATCTTTTTTTGGTCGGATTAGTATCCAGCCAATCAACTGGATAGGTTACTTGATATTCAATAGTCATAATATTTCCTTTTCATAGTTATGTTTAAATTCAAGTATAAGAAAAAATAAGTTAACGTCAATAGCATAAAAAAAGGCCGCATTAAGCGGCCTTTAGTGGTTCATATATAAATGGATCTAAGCGGCTACGGTATCCAATAGCTGGCCAGCCTTGCGTTCCAGATCCAGCCTGTTATCTTGGTGCGGAATATCGCGTGCTATAGCTGTTATAGCATTAGAAGCGTCCCAGATAGTCTTTAATGGTTTTTGTTCTTCGTCACCGTGCCTAGAATACGCGGCCTTAGCCATTCTAGCGGATAGGCCAACACGCTTTTGAAGAAATTTTAAAGCTTGCTCTTCATCTTCCGCTATTTGCGCATCTTGTGCCGCTTGTATACCGTCCAGCACTTTTGTAGTTGATCCATTGCTAAAGGATCTAAGCGCTGGCTGGGCTTCATCACTAAAACGTTCCGCCGCGAATTTGGTATGCCTAATAGTAATTTCACTAAAATCTTCAACACCCCATGCATATCGGTTCTGACACACGCCGCGCATGTACATAGTAGCGATTTTACAAGATTTAGCCCCGACTTCGCTATTAGAGATATAAAAACCCCTAAACACAAGATCTGGTTCACCGTTCGGAAGCTTGCCTATTTCAATAGGGTTCAGATCATCTACTAGAAAAATAAAAACGTCTCTATCAGATCCATAAATAGTAGTGCTCTCATTAGTCACAGGCGCAAAAGGATCATAGACGGCCATGCCGCTTTCAGATCCAGTTATATAACCGGGAATTTTAAACTTGGTAGCGGCGGCTATTTCTTGCACAGCGGCTACTATTTCCCAATCATATATGCGGCCATACTCTGATCCAGTAAGAGCTCTTAACTGGCCTTTTGTAGATTTATAAGATTTTACCAGCTCTTTATTTCTGTTTTCTAATAAACCCCATTTAACACAGTCCGCCGCTAATGGCGCTGGTAGATCACGCAAATAGCCAGCTGGCGCACCAGCTAGACTACTGATCTGGCCAAAAGACCAATGAGTTGGAACGGCTTGATGTTCCTGTTTATTCTGATCAGTAAATTCAAGCGTTATCTTGCCTTGTCTTATATCGTTCTCATCTACATCACCGTTAATATGTAAATTCTTAACGTTAAGAACGTCCGCTTGCATCATCTGATAATCATTAAACTTGAAATCACGCAACGCTTGCAAAGTTGTAAAGCGTTCATCAGCTGGCCGCCGCGCCCAGTTAGAAGCAATTAACCCAGCTTCGCTACTAATACCATGCGTCAACGCATCTGTTTTATATGTAAATTCGTTCATAGTTTTTTCCTTTGTTATGTTAAAAAAGCGGACTGTTTTACCAGTCCACCCCTTATATCGCATATATTCGTATACTTTTCAAGAGTTAATTTTTCAGAAAATTATCTTCTTCATCAATGATAAGATTTAATTCTATGGTTTCCGAACCGTCCACAATAGAATGATCAAATTCTTCCCAGCGTATTTTGTGATCTTTGTCGCTGGGGTTCTCTTGCGGATCACCGTATTTAAGAAGATCATCAATCTTTGTAGGACTAATTCCCGTCACATTAATACGATATTTTATAGTGTGAAGTTCCTTAACAATAGCTTCTACATATAATTGTTTCATTTTTTACCCTCTCTTTCACGCCGCTGTTTAGCCTCTATCCATAAAGACATAGTCACCGCTTTGTAATATTGATTTAGTCGATCTTTTTCTTGCTGGATCAAAGCGTCATATTCTTTGACAACGGCCTCTTTATTACCAGCGTTAATGGCCGCCTTAGATCTTTTCTTAAATTCATTGATCTTTCCATAGGCGGCTATTTCAGCAAACCTAGCGGCGGCTACGCCAGTTTCAGTACATTGCTTACAGGATCTACCTTTTGAATAGGGCACCAGCGGTTCTGGGTTGTTGCCCTCAGCGTATCCAGTCTTTTCCTCTGGTAATATGGGCTCTTTGCAAAATACACAATGATGTTTTACTTCTTTAATATCTGTCATAATTTTATTCCTTATTAATGTAGCCATGATTTATTTTCCATTTGGACGCCGTATCATCTATAAATTTAAAAGCGTCTTGAATAGATGAATTAAACCATTTCGATCTATCCCTACTTGGGCAATCTTCGTCGGCGTGATCTGAAACAGTTTGTAAATGATTGAGTGCTAATTTTAAATCAAATAAAACTTCATCATGTTTAAACAAAAGCTCCTCATATTTATCTGCCATAGTTTTACTCCTTAGTTAGTGACAATCTCTTATACTATACACAATAAAAAAGGCCAGTCAATTACAACTGGCCTTTTCTTTATTTACGGCGGCGGCGGTCTATTCTGCTTCTGTATTCATCATACTTTGATCCATACATAAGACGGCCGAACCAATCAATTAAAAATAAAATCTACCTCACCCCCTTTCAATCCCATAGATCCCAAGCGTCACACGCTTCCAGACGTAAAGGGCTCTTTCTACCTTTTACGCCATGAAGAACCAGCCTACTTTTGGTTTCTATCCATAATTTTGCACCGCATGGTCTAGGCCGATCTGGCCTGTAAACCATACGCGCATTAGCTGGCAGTTCTACTTCCATACAATATTTAGTCTGCGTTTTCTGGCGCCTTGTCTTCTGATCCCAGTATTCATACTCTACACGAACTACGGGCTCACGTTCTTCACGCTTATTATTGCGCTGGATAATGTTTTTATTTATGTGGATAATTTTCATTACTTAATCCCCTACAACATCAACTTGCACAGAGTGAAAATCTCTATGGACAGTTTTTAAATAATATTCCTTTGCTACTTTATCCTCACAAAATGAAAAACCGCCATAGTCCTTAGTGATTTTTAAGGCTTTATTCTCAGCATCTTTTTCAGTAGCGGCCTCGACTTCAAAATGAAACCCCTCTTCATATGCAATAGCTACCCTAAATTTTTTCATTACCCACCCCCCAAGAACGTACCAGACCCATCATAGGATATTTTAGAAATATCTATTTGCTTTAAAATATTGTAGATCTCCAAAGCATCAGTTAGCTGGCTTTCAGAACTTTTATATTTCTCAAAGATCTCAGGGTTAGATAAAGTCTTCATATCTATCTCTGCATCAGAACTTACGGATATTTTCTGTAAGATCTTTTTCAGGTCTTCTTCTCTTAAACACAAACCCTCAAACTCAATATTATAATAATGCTCACGTTTTGTCATAGTTTTCTCCTGTCTAGTTAGTGACAATATCCCATAGATAAACTATCAGACAGGACAAATCAAGGAAAAAATTTTATCCCATTGAAAAGGCTGTTTACCTTTGAACTCTGGCTTAACCTTATCCAGACCGTCCATCTTCAGATCCACAGCGTCAGATCCTTTAAACAAATAGATCTCTGCTACATCAGAAGGCTTGGGTTGTTTCTTAACCAGCACCCAACAAGAGCCTTTTCCATGTCTAGTCAACCACGCTACTTGTGACGGACGTAAGTCTACTTTATTAGTGGTGGTATATTTAAGCTCTACAAAATGAAAAGCACCCAGCTGGTCAAAGATCAATAGATCAGGAATACCAGCGCCGACCCAGTTTTCAATTCGCGTTAGGTTCAGCTTGTAATTCGACCGACTCGCTGCTTCCTTTACTTGTTTGTAAAATCCGCTTTCTCGCTTTATTGCGGTTACTGGTATTTTCTTCAGGTGTGATGTCGATTGTGACTGGGGCATAACTATTTTTAATCTCCTCTAATGCTTTCATAACTTCTTCTTTAGACATACTGTCTATGCTCCCGTGTCGTATTTCTGATTTATTTACGTAGATATCCCCTTGCGCCATACCTCTGGCTTTCTCAGCCATAACGGCGGCAGAGTACGCACCGTTCTGAAGCGCCAGATCACGGATAGTTTGCAAATCACGGATATGCCTGTGAAATGTAATTCCAAACTTTTCATCAAGCTCGCGCCTATATTCTTTTATAGCGTGACATACGTGTGGTGATATTCTGGGGTTAGTAAGCTCATATGCTCTAGTATGTGCGGAACCAACAGAATAGCCAGCATTGATAGCCGCTTCTCGAAATGTTATCTGCCCGTCTTTACTTACCAGCTCTTTCACAAACAACTCTTGCTTTCGTGTTAGTGGGCTATGTATGTCCGCTGGTCTTCTACCGCGTGTTTCGTATTGTATTCCTGATTTAGTGGGTCTGCGTCTTGCCATGTGTTAATCCAGTTAAAAAGGTCTAGTTCGTTATTTCTCTATATACTATAGACACAAAATAAAAAAAATAAAAAACCATTTACCCCCCCATTAAGGAACATTTGTTAAATAACGGAATGATTACATTTTTAAAATTAAAGTGTAAACAAATATGTAATCATTAAGTCCTTATTATATAAGGGTTTTAAGCAATAATTACATAATTACACCGATTACACCTTTTCAAAATAAAAATTAAAAAAAATATTTTCAGCTCTATATATATAGGGAAATAACTACAACAAGTGCCAAGAGTTCCGAAAACGACCATCATTATACTCTTTTTGTTTCGTGAGCATCTGTTCAGCCTCTTTGCGATTTGTCACGTTATTCGTGATCCGATGTCCAGCCGCCTCGATATAATACAGGCGTTTATTGTCGAAGCCTTTTATTTCTTTAATAACAAACTTATCCAACGGACATTTGGTGCAGCAGTTCTTTTACTTGTGTGGCGTCGCTACATTCTTTTAATTTTTTCTTATAAAAGGTAGATGTAAACTTTGGCAGCTCTTTTTCAAAACGTTGCTGCGCCATGATCTCATCTTTCTTTCTACACTCCAGCTCGTAAAAGAGCTCGTCATTCTCCAGCTTAAATGTTTTTGCCTCTGAATTTTCGTTACGCAGTCTGCAAATCTGCTGCACCAGCATATTAACATTAATACGCATTTTTACTTCTTGTTCCGTGAGCCGTCGTATTTCTTTTGTGGTTAGTGGTGTTATCTTCATGGTTGTTTCCTCAGCATTTCTAAAACTTTTTCGAGCGCATCAACAGCGCCTACATTGTGTGACGCCTCTTCAGGTGAGATCTGCGGACTATTAATATTGATCTGTTTATAACTTAATATTTGCTGCTCCACGTATTCGGTTATTATCTCTATTTTAAGACTAAGCTTTCCCATGTGTTTCATGGCCTGTGTATGGTTGCCCACAACTTTTGGGTCAATGTTTTTTATATCCATCTCTATCCTCATTTAAAATCATGTCTGCTAAGTTTTCAAAGTCTTGCGCGATGTACACTATATTTGTGTATTGTATATACTTAGCTATTTTTATTATTTTTTTTGTTTCATCGTCGTCGGGGAGCAGTCCGCGCTCCCCATACTCTATTATATATCTAAGTATCTGCTCCATCGTCTTCCATACTAATATGTCTATCGATTTCGTCAATCGCGCCTTTTAGTTCTTTTACTGTGGCGTGTATGTTAGACGGATCTTGTCGGGCCTCGGGACAATTACGGAGCGTGTCGTAAGAGTCCGATATCAGGCTCAGTAAAACTTTCTTAGCGATACGGAGCTCGCTTGGTGGTTCTTCCAAACTCTCGGTAATTATATTGTCCTTCTTCTTGGCCCATGTTTCGAGAGCTGGTATGCAGACCGCGTAATACTCCTCGCACGTGAATGTTGCGATTTCTTCGGACCAAGAGCCCGTTTCGCTTTGTAGATGTACCCGTACTGTCATTTGCTTCTCCTCAAGGTATCTTCGGCCATGCTTATAGCGGACGCTGTATCGGGATCAATCTTCTTTGCCATCTCGTACAGCTCGGCTAGTTTCCATTGTAGCCATTGCGGTAATTTTTTATCGTCGGAACCACTAAGCACCTCTCTTTCCCACAGATCCTCGTAATACAGATCATAGAGAAATTTGTTTGGATCTTCTCTCTTAGCCCGTTCTTCAGCGGGTGCGGTGTTGTTATCTATGAACAACTGATCGAGATACTCTAACAGCACCTGATCCATTTGTTCTCGGGACGGCTTAGAGTCAAACACGACCACATCATCTTCGTCGCCGCTTTCTCTAAATTTAAATATCCATACTTTATTCATATGTTTCTCCATAGCTGTTGTTTTTATCCCATACAATCACATAGTAAAACAGAAGTCAACACGAAAAAAGCCCCCCAGAAAACTGAGGGGCTTCCAACATAACTACGGGAGAGGGCCTATGACTTCCCTCAGTATCCAGTTATACGCGAGTATATAAGACTTTACAAGCTTTTTTTTGATTTTTTATTATTAAACCCGTCAGGCGTGATAAATCCTTTTTTTATATCGGCCCGAATACGTTTGATCGTTTCTTCATCGTCAAAAATCTTAGAATAATCGTCTTTTGTTATTTTTTTGCGGCGCATCATGCGTTTAAAAGTATCCATAACTTCTTTGCTAAAGTGACGTATCTGGTGGTCCGTGGTGGTTTTTTTAAGAAAATTATTAATGTTTGCTAAATATTCTAGTTTCATTTCATAAACTCGGGCTTTCGTAAGGGTATGCGCACTTCGGGGTAGCTGTAATAGCTTTCGACGGTCACACAATTAGGCTTCTGCACCCACGGATCTTTGTGTTGATTAAACATTTTCGCGTGATACAGGCAATTTTCTTCTTTTTCAAAAACGATACGATGCACTAAATGTTCCTTTGCTTCCACATCAGGTAAAGTTATTAAAAATAATACATAGTATAGCACTTTAGGTGTCATAGTCTAGCTCCTCTTCTATGTTAATATATATAACTTATCCCATATTATAGCCAAATTTTTTTACGTCAAGGCTTGGGATCGAGCTTCTCCTTCAGCTTATTGTATATTTGCCATACTATTTTTAGCTGGCCGCTGATTGTTCGTCCGTGGTCCACGCTTGTTCGCTTGATGTCCTCGTAAACTTCTTTAGGAACGAGCACCGATTTCCATTTTTCTGTGTCCATAAGGGGTCCTCATATGTTATCTTACGCGACTATATAAGATTATATGTAAGAAATCAAGAAAAAAAAGCCCCGCAACGCGGGGCTTGAGTATTGAAGGAAAGAACCGAAAAAGTGTTAGCAGTATATCATTTAGCCGTTCCCCAGTCGGGGCCAACTTCAATGTCACACTTACTCGGTATTTCTAATTCTACCGCAGTTTCCATCATCTGCGAAACAGTTTCTGCATCTTTTAAGTCTTTTACGGACATTGCTATCTCGTCATGTATTTGTATGAGCGGTATACGGCCTGTGTTATATATATTAATCATGGCTTTTTTGGTCATGTCTGCTGCTGAGGCCTGAATTAATCTATTCAGGGCCTTGTAGGTATACGCACGCTTCAGGCGTGTGGTATCGCCATACTCTTGCACCGCTTCGCGGTACGGGAGCGCTTTGTTCATCTCGAATGTATCGGGCTCCCACAGATCAAAACGACACTTACGGCCCAGCAACGAGCGTATAGAGCCGCTGCTGCTCTTGTCGTTCAGTCTATTCTGTACCCCTGTCATTAGCATCTTAACGAAAGGCACACGTTTATGGTACTGACGCACGAGCTCTTTGGCCTCATCTAGCGAGATATCCAGTTGGTCAGACATCTTGCCAACCCCCATGCCGTACATCAGGCCCAAGTTTATTGTCTTTGCTTGCTTACGGGGTATCTGTGCCATTTCGGCAACCATTGTATGGAAGTCCATGTCGGGATTGTTCCGATAGCCGTGGACAAACTCCTCTACACCGTCCAGCGTGAGCCCTTTGCTTTTGCCATACACGTACGCATAATGGACCAAGATCCGTGGTTCCTGTTGCGAGAAGTCAATCGCAGCCCATTGTTCGCCCTCTTCAGGCAGAAATAAGCTACGTATCATAGGACCAAGCTCAGGATCCCGTGCTGGAATCTGCTGTAAGTTTGGGTTATTCATAGATATACGCCCTGACACGGTACCGCCGTCATCGGAGCGTATTTGATTTATATGGCTATGTATGCGTCCGTCAGAGTGACAATGCTTCATAATAGTATTAATAAAGGTGCCCGACGTTTTATTTAGGTTACGCGCTTGCACAATTAACTGCGGAAGTTTGTGGCTGTGATCGCTCAAAAATTGTTTCGTGAATGATGGCGCCCCTTTCTCTGTGCGTGGGTAATCTATGCTCAGAGCCTCAAAGGACTTCGCTATGGAGGCAGCAGCCCATATTTCTATGTCATGGCCCACAAGTTTCTTAATGTCCCCCAGCACCTCTTTTTCGCGCTTCAGGAGCGAATTACGTGTCCGCTCAACCTTATCTTGATCCACACGGACACCGCGCCATGTCATATCTATCAGGCAAGGTAGGAGCGCGAGCTCAAGATTAGCGATGGGCCACAGATCTTCTTTACCCAGCTGACCAGATAAATAGTTCCAGAGTTCGAGTGTGAGCTCGGCGTCACCCTCAGCGTAGGGCCCGACATACATGGCTGGCATCTTCCAGAGCTCTGCTTTTGGGTCCAGACCAAAACCACGTGCCGCTTCTATCAGGTTCTTCTCAGACTTGACTTTACCTAAATGATCGTAGGCCAGCGCGTTTAGACTGTAGCTAAAGCGGTTCTCGTCCAAGAGCGAGGCTATGAGCATAGTATCTATGATGCGTCCGTTGATCGTGAAACCCATGCGACGTATCCAGCCAGCATCGTACTGGGCATTGTGCATGATTTTGTCTGCTGGGCACTCAAACACTTTCTTTAGCCACTTGTTTACCACACGCTCGTCAAGATTGCCGCCATACTTGTGACGGATTGGTATATATCCTGACCAATCACTCACAGCTACGGCATAGCCAACGACCTCTCCATCGCCAGTTGCCCAACCAGCTCCCATGGTCTTTATGTTTGGATCGCGTGTTTCGACATCTATAGCTATTTGCTTGGCGTCAAATATGTTTGGCAGCTCACTAGGCGGAAGCCACTCAGACTTTGGCGTGTCAAACGCCAACTGCAACGCCATTATTTTTCTCCCCCAAGGGCGCCGTAGCCACAGACATCGAGCCAGCTGTCCTCATGGTCTGGTGTTTCTATAAGGCGTGATAGCTTGACCGCTATCATACATTGATAGACTTGCGATACAGTTACCTCTTTCTCTAGTATAACTGACCACATCTTTGCTATGCGTTTGTGGTTCTCGTGGGCATCACCGTAAGCTTTGGCCCGTGGGCCGTTAATCATCTTCTCAGCTTTCTCAAGTATTTTCTTCCTGTTCATATTATGTAACTCCTCAATGCGTCTTCTGGCTCGATTAAATATAAGTTTTTTTTAGTTCGTGTTACACCAACGTAGAATACACGGTGCAGTTCGTCAGGGTCACTCTCTGCTGCTTTTGAGGCGGCAGGAGATATATCGGTGAATAGCACAACGTTTTCGGCCTCGCCACCTTTTGATCCGTGGATCGTGGATAGTTGTATACGAGGCGTGCTGTTGAACTTCTCACCGCGTCGCAACAGCGCTGTAATATACGCACGCTCGCTGTCGGGCATTTTATCCATGGCTTCGTGCCATATCATGTCCTTTGTGGCCAGTAGACCATGATGCTGCTGGAGCTCCTCAAGACCTACTGTTTCATCGTCCGCTAGATGTGGTAGCTTTTTAAACCCACGCTTTACACGGTTTCCCACAGACATATACGCATATACGACACGCGCTATGGGCGTGGCTATCGCACGGCCTTTACGCATTTGTTCCCAGCCGTTGACCGCCTCACTTATTTTTTGTGAGATGGACCGATGGCCGTGGTACGCAAACAGATGGCCCCGACCACGTAATGTTTCTACCATATCCGACAAGAAGTATCCCGCTTGCGCCAGCACCAGCCATGTGCCCTCAGAAAAGTCTAGGTCATTTATGTCATACACACGCTTGAACGTGCCCTCATCAGGACGCGGTAGATATGTTTTAGGTACGCGCTTGTGTATTCGCTTTGATATGCGTGACGCTATGGGGTGTATGTTTTGTGGTACGCGGTAGGACTGCTCAAGCACCTCGTACCCACCATCAAGACCGATGAAGTGTTCTACATCAGCTCCAGCCCACTTGTATATAGCTTGGTCATCGTCGCCAGCACAGTAGATCTTTTCAGAATATTTCTCTATGACATGAGCTACATCCCATTGTAGCGGCGATAGATCTTGTGCCTCATCAATAAAGCTAACGCTAAGGTTAGGACAGAAACGTGAGCTCTCGTTTACAAACATCTCCAGCATATCGGTAAAATCATACAGACGCAGACGGTTCTTATAACTTTGTAAGGACCGCGCTACATAGGATAGTGTTACCCAATCCACCGTACTATCTGATTTATTGTATTGTTCTTTTAGAGATACCTTACGTAGCCGTGCTAAGTTTATGATGTTTAGGTAGGGGTCACTATTGTTTGACTTATCCAATATGCTTTCATCTTCGTTCACTTTCTCCACACTAATAGTAATACCTATAGCGTTAGACAAATCACGATAGTGCTCAGGTTGCATGATTTGTTCGGCACGAATACCCGACAGCCGTAGGGCAAAACTGTGTAAGGTACGAAACCATGGTAGCTGGCTTTCGTTAAAACCAAATCGCTGACACGCACGATCTACCGCTTCATAAGCCGCTTGGCGTGTAAAAGCAAAGTATCCTATCTTAGAGGGGGGTATACCTTGCGCTAACGCTTCATCGACTTTATTCAGTAGTGCTGTTGTCTTCCCTGTACCCGGTGGCCCGTATATTCTGAATATCTTTGTTTGCATTTAACTCGTCTATTTTATTTACTATGACACGGACACGTTCGCGTGACAGCCCGTACTTCTTTCCGATAGCGGTAAGAGTCATGCCTCTATGTTTTCTAAGGTTGTACATCTCCTTGTTGCGCTCTAAAAACTTTAAATCCATGTGCTTACCCTGATATGTCGTGTATAAAATAGTCTTCAAACTCTTTCATGTTACCGTATCTCTTAATAAAGATAGGCGTCTTTTCTCCTACCCATGATCCGATAACATTAAAATTAAAAAACTCTAACGCTTCCTCATACGTCATTCCGTCACGCCTACACAGTATAGCAATACACTCATCTTTATCATACGCTATAATATCTTCCTGACCACAACGTTGCGCCACACCGAGAAACGCTTCATCAAATCCGTCTGCTTTTAACATTAAAACACCTCTTTGTTTTCTTGAGCACCAAAATCAGGAGCGTTGAGCTCCACGTTTACAGCATCAAAGGACGGTATCTGCCATACGCGGATAGGCCGTCTTTTGATAGCTAGAACTACACTTTCCCCACCCATATCGCGCAGACGCTGCGCTATCTTGTGGCTCTTATACTCAAAAAACTTGTTGCGTTTTAGAAACGCATCAAAGTCTTTTAGTCGAAAGTATGTTTTTTGTTGTTCTTCATCGGTCCATGGACGCTTGAGTAATATCTCCTCTTTATCCTGTGCCTGTTGCATATGGCGGCAGAACTCCTCAAGGTAATCATAAAACTGGCCTGTAATACTGGCGTCCTGTGCTACCTCTATAATAGCGCTTTCATTGTCTTTCATCTCTTGCATCAAGCCCCCTATACGGTTTTCCCATAGGATCTTTGATACAGAACGTGGCATGAAGTTTAGTTGCTCCATGCAAGAGCGTTGAAAGGTAGATTGATTAAGTAGCGCATCGGTGTCCATCTCCAGCGGCTCACCGTTTACATCAACAAACCACACAGGCGGTGTAGAGTTATATTTACGTAAGTTTGCAATTACAGCGCCCTGTACGGCTGCTCCTACACCGTGTTTACGTGTAAGGCATAGTGTTTTATTGCAATGCGCGTTGATGGGCGCGTCGCTACATTTGTACACGTAATCTTTCTTTTCAAGCTGCTTTGCTACAATGTTTACCTCATTTAGTGGCAGAGGCGGCTCTAAATACTCCATATTGTATTTCAATATCTCGGACTCCCAGCTGTCTGGGTAGGCCTTGCGTAGATAGACGCCCAAGTTAAATAGGCCATTGTTACGACCGCCCTCTGATATTTTGTTCTTTGCTAATATCTGTAGGCAAGGTGGTCCATCTGTAAGATGATGCTGTTCCGTATCGCCACCTATCTGTAGCTTGGTTACTTGCTCAGGGGTTTGCTTATATTGTTCATAGAGTTCTATAAACTCGTCTAAGGTGGCGCTGGTGCCATCATCTTTGATAGCATAACGCAGACCGTCTTCACTATTGTAGTAAGGCAAGTTAAGAAAGTTGCCCACATCATCGCGGTCTAAATGTAATTTTATCTGCTTTGGAAAGATCTCACTGCCACCATATCCTAGTGCAGCGGACACCTGTTGTAAGGTAAACTGCATATCCTTGGCGTCAATCCACTCTGTTGTAAATAAAAAACAGTGTGCCCCGCCTGATTTGGATCGACATATAACCAGTGGCAGTTTAAGTTTTCTAATTTTATGTATTAGTGTTTTGTGGTCTAGGGGGTACTGATCAACATCAATACACCCCCAAACACATCGGTTGTCTTCATTGATAGGTATGATACCAACAGCCCTACCTTTACCTGACAAGTGCCCTTCCCACAGATCCTTGGTCCGTGGTTCGCGTACTATTGCAGCACGGCCCGTGTTCTTACCGTTTAGTTGCTTTTTATCTATCTTGAACGTGCCGTAGGCTAGTTGCAGACCGTTGAAGATTGCGGCAAATTTTTCTATTGATGACATACTTTCTCCCATAAGGTGGGGCGATGGACTAATATCTTTAAATCCTCTGTTCGGAAAACCATCACCCCTACGCGGCCGCCTCTTTAGAACGGTATCTGATCTTTTTCGCCGCTCTTAACATCTTCATTCTCACGCTTAACTTCAACGTTGCCCGACTGGACACTCTCGGAGAATGATTTTGCCTGCTCATATATAGCTAAGTTATTAGAAAATTGAGCTGGATCCTTCTTTTGCGTTTCCGCATCAAGGAGTGGACCATCTAGCTGCATTTCCCAGCCGTGCCATGAGCCTTTGTCATTAGACTCGGCTAACGTTTTAAGACGAAACTTGTACGCAAAACGTGCAAACCCATCTTTATTACACTGCGCCATAATCATGCTGTTAAACTTGCGTGATTTTTTAAGCTGCGTGGACTTCATGGGTATCAACGCTGTTTCGCCTTTTCCGTCCTCACCAATGACCAAGACAAAATGTTGATGCGTTTCTTCAATATAGTCTCCACTACCGTCGGTGCAGTAGTCTTTATTGTCCTCTGTGGACCGTTTTGTCTCAGGACACTCCGCTTGTGTCTTATAGACCGTAGGAGCGCCGCTCCCTTGCCCTCTGGGGGCCCAACGGAGAAATTCACGCTGATAAGCTACCGGAACGACTACAATGCCTTCCTTACCGCTGTATAGCGCTTCTGTGACACTATTATATATGTCACCCTTTTTACCATCGAGCTTGTCCATCATTGGATCTACGCCAGATAGTATCTTAATAAACGGTAAGGCAAGATCATCTTTACCGACGTTCTCGTTTCCCTTTCCCGCATCTTTTTGAAGTTGTGCAAAATCAAATGCGGCAACTTCTGTGGCCTTCTTTTCAGCCACGGCTTTGCTTGCTTCAGCCATTTTTAGCTCCTTTAGCTTTAGTGATAATTGCTCTTTGACCAACATACGCCCCAAAGAGGTCCATGGGGAACTCGTCCCCGTTCTCCACACGTTCCTTAACAAAGGATCGTAAGGTGCTCGGTTCAATCTTTTCTGTTTGATCCGCGACAAAGCCTTCTTTTTCGGCAAAGGCCTTGAACGAAGACGCTTGATCATCTTCTCCGCGTCCAAACTGACAAGATATGATGTTTTTAATAATGTCGTCATAGCCATGCTCCCTAAGCCAATCATAAGCAGCTGGACGATTATCTACCTTAATAGACGCGCCATACTGCGGTTTTATAGTTACTTTTGATCCGTCAAGAAGAGTAAACTCCATAGAGTTAGCTTCTGTCATCAATGCAGGTAAGTCTTCGTCTGTCATTTTTAACAGCTTCTTTTTTTCTTCTTTGAGCCGTTCTTCGAGCTCTTTCACAAAAGCATCTTGTTTTATGATAGCTTCGGCAAATCCAGTAAGCGTGGATAGGTCTTCATTATCTAACGTATGCTTGGAAAATAAGGAGCCTTGATTGGCGTCCTCTTGCAGTTTCTTCATTATGTCCATATATCGTCCTTTCTCTTTCGCGATTAAAAACCTTTTCAGGTCTTGACAATTCCATATATAAGCGTATAAATTCTTATAGTCAAGAGGTAAAAATGAAAAAATATAAATTTAAAACAAAACCATTTAAGCACCAGAGTAGAGCGCTTCGTGATTCGTGGGACGCAAAGTATTATGCACTATTTATGGAGATGGGTACAGGTAAATCGAAGGTGGCCATAGATACTATGGGGGCCTTGTATACAGAGGGTAAACTAAACGCCGCGCTAATTATATCGCCCAAGGGTGTATATGATAACTGGGTGCAAGGCGAGATACCGACACACCTATCGGATAAAATAGAGACAAACATAGTACGCTGGCAGCCGTCTAGCGCACAGTGGTTTCAAAAACAAATGAGAACACTTGTGTACGAAAAGTTTGATGGCCTAAAGATATTTGTTATGAACACAGAGGCGCTGTCCACGCCACGTGGAGCTCAAGCAGCGTTTACTTTCTTAGAGGCAAACGATGAAAACATTGTGATTGTTGATGAGAGCACATCTATAAAAAATAGATCCGCTAACCGCACAAAGAATATCATGCAGCTGAAAAGCTTATCTAAATACCGACGTATTCTTACAGGATCCCCAGTAACACGCAGTCCTATGGATTTATACAGTCAGTGTATGTTTTTGTCTGTGCTGGCCTTGAACTTTAAAAGTTTCTTTGCGTTTCAAAACCGATACGCACTGGTGCAAAAGCGCACTATGGGCCCACGGTCTTTCAATGAGATCGTGGGATACCGCCGGTTAGACGAGCTTAACAAGAAACTAGAGAGCTTTAGTAATCGTGTGCTGAAAGAAGATTGTCTGGATCTGCCAGATAAGATGTATACAAAGCGCCTTGTACCGTTGTCCGAGGAGCAAAACAAATCATACAAAGAAATGAAACGGCTGGCTTTGACTAAGCTACACAATGGTGAGCTGGCCACGACACAAAGTGTGCTTACTCAGATTATGCGGCTGCAACAGATATGCTGTGGTCACATACAGGATGATGAGGGTAATTTAGTGAGTTTCGCAAACGGGCGCCTGAAGGAGCTGCTCGATATATGTGAAGAAGTACAGGGAAAAGTTATCATTTGGGCGACATTTACATATGACATCCAACAGATAGCGAAAGCCCTGCGCGACCGCTTCGGGCCCGAAGCGGTTGCAACCTACTATGGTGAAACCCCACAAGAGGAGCGCCAAGAGATTGTACGACGTTATCAAGATCTTGAAGATCCCCTGCGCTTCTTTGTGGGGCAACCAAGAACAGGGGGATACGGTATTACTTTGACGGCAGCAAATACAGTGGTGTATTATAGCAACAGTTATGACTTAGAGATACGCTTGCAGTCCGAAGATAGAGCACACCGTATTGGTCAGACCAATAAAGTTACGTACGTAGATATTATATCGCCGGATACGGTAGACGAGAAGATAGTTAAAGCACTTAAAGAAAAGATAAACTTAGCCCAACAGGTGTTAGGCGAAGACGCTAGGTCTTGGCTTTCTTAGTCTTTAGTACCGACCGAATAGTTTTGGCTTGCTTCGCGTGTAGCTTAGAAGCTTTGTTTAAGCCTTTCACTACTTTCTTTAATTTTTTTTGATTATTTTTTTTCATTTTTTCTAGGTCGTCCTCTTTTTCGTTTTATTTTTGGCTCGGAGATCTTCTTTGGCCTTCCTCGCGATTTGGGCTTGTCTGGTTTTGTTTTGAACTTTGGCTCGTTGTTCGAGGACGGTGAGGATTTGGATCTTCCTAGCAAATGGTTTATTAACTCTTTTAACTTTGCGAACAGTTGCTTGGGCATCTGCCACAGTGGCAAATTTAATAGAGACGGTGTCTTTGGGGTTTTCATCGGTATATAATCTCCTTCCTGACCCTTTTGGTTTCTTTCCAGTGCCTTTGAGGGGGTCTTTGCTCATCCACGCAGGCTTCCTATACCTTCAATGAGCGCACGGTCCTCTGGAAATAAGGCGGCAAATCGCTTTCTAAAAGGCGCGTTTGCAGACGCGGTGTTTTGCACAGGGGGCGCTATGTTATTTAGTGAGGGGGACACAGAGGCTATGTTTGTCGTAGGCGCAGGCGCAGCGGCTGGGGCTTGACTTGTCTGTATAACGTCCGGTCTTACAAGAGTAGGTGTAACAGGTTCTGTTTCTCGTCCAATGACTTGAGGGGGATCTACGGGCACTACAACATTTCTTTCTTCTTCCTCTTTTTTCTCTATAAAGTCCTCATAGCTTTGTGCTGAAATAAGACCAGAGCTAAACAAAAAGCTATTTAAGGCTTTTGGTAATTTAATTCGTTGTTGTCGGGTTATACCTTTTTCCATAAATAATTTGAAAGCACTTGGGTTAGTTACGGCCTCCAGTAATAAATCTTTTAAAGCCTCTGAGGGAACTTGAAACAAACGTTGATCTATCTCATCCGCTACAATAATTGGTTCTGCCAAGCCTTGGGATCGGCCCGGTATGAATTCTGTTACTTTGCCACCCGCGCTTAAACCAAAGAGGCGCACTATTTTTCTTAGTATCTCTCCACCTAATTCTTTCGGTAAAGGAGCTCCACTGGCCTGTCGAAGCTCAAGGTTGTCTGAGCCCATAAATCCTTTTTGAATACCAACGCTGTCATTCAACAAGCTGTTGAAGCGTATTGCTTCGGCGTTTGTAACCAATCCTTCTTGTCGCATAATTTCAAGTATTGAGGGACCTCTTCCTTCAAAGGGGGACACTAAGTAATCTTGCATCTGCGCGAAATTTGTAAACTGTTTTCCTCCTTTGTCTGCTTTTCCCGTAGCATAATAATAAGCCTGCTCGAAAATAAGATCTTTTAAACCATTAGCGGCACCAGAAAATTTATTTTCTGCGCGAAAAGATTGTTTTATCAAATTTCGTAACGCTTGCTCCGACCCTGTTTTACGATTTCCCGGTTCGCCGACTGTGCTTTTAACTATTTCGGTGGCATTACCGTCTAAAAAATTAGAAAGGCTAATTGTGTTTTTAAGTTTCTTTTGATAAACACCTTGACGGGCAATGCCTTTTCCTAAAGGGCTAATGCCTGTTTCAGTAATTCTTGGATCACCTGTTTTAGCAATAAGAGTATCAAAGGCATTTTGCGCCTTTTCTACGGTTTCTATATCACGCATAAACTCAGGGAATTTTTCTGTGCCATCCTCGTTGTATAAAACAACCTTAAACTCCTCTTTAAATCTGTTCAAAGACGTTGCGTTTACACGACCCGTGTTTGGATCAATAGTTTTCTTTGCAGCCACTCGTAGAAGATCACTCTGAGCTGCTCGTAAACTACCCACTTGTGCTATTGTGAATTCATTAAAATTTTCGCCAGCTACATTGTCTGCTAAAAATGTCATAGCTTTTTGTAATTGATCGTACTTTAAAGCTGTAGAGTCTCCACCTCCAGTAAAAATTTTCTTATGAGCGAGTTCTGGAATATTAAACATTCCGCCTAATCTATCTTTTGCCACCATCGCGTTTGGAAAAGCGCGCGTAAAAACATCATTAAGTGCTTTTGAAAATATAAAAGCATTGCGTAATTTTTTTTGATCATCCGATAGTGCGGCTAAAGCTTTTCCATCAGGTGCATCGCCACCGACTTTAATGCCAAAATCATCTTTAATCGCGTCCGCGAGCTCCCCTAGAACTCTAGCTGCATTCAAATCTTGTGTACCACCAAGGGCTGTTTTTTGTTTCATTAAAGTAAGAAGAATACTTCGGGCACGCATACCCTCCTTAACAGTTATTTCTTCAGGAGCCACGTCTGTAGTTTGCGCAGTGAAATTATTTTTTGCATTTATTAAGTTAAGTTCATTATTTAAAATCTTTGCTTTTTCTTTAAGAATATTTAGAACTCTATTTTTTCTTATACCCGGAAACTTTTCTTGTCCATTTGTAGCGCTTTGAATTAAAAACCCCACGTTTTGATCTTCTGGATTTATATATCCGGTGCTTCTGCTCGGATCAATGAAGGGTCTTTCAAAACCCGCTATGTGTTTTTGTATTTCTTCCAGCTGTACTCTAAGTTTTTCCGCTGGAGGCAGATCATCAAAATTTTCAACTGTTCGCACTTTTGAAGCACGTTGAAAATCACGATCGTAATTAAATGTGGTGGCCGCTGTAATTTTATCATCATCAAATAATTCAGGCCGATTACTTTTTAACTTTAAAAGTTTTTCAAGTGACTTTATGTGTTGATTTAATAGTTTAAAGGTATCGCCTCTAACTTTTGTTTTAAGGCGTTTGTCAGGATTTTCTTTTATTTGTTGCGCAAAGACTTCATCTAAGGTTTCTGGTCCCAAAGTTTTTAAAGAATCAATAGTTTCTGCAAGTTCTTTTGTAGTTTGCATATCGTAAAAACTTGATTCTGTTCCTAAAAACTGCTCAAGGGTAAGATCGTTGGCGTCTCTTCTTATAAAAATACCACTTCGTTTTGCTTTTGGGCTAAATACCTCAGAAAATTTAGTCATAACATTAAACTCAAATGGTTTATCGTTAACTAATTTTGTAAACATTTCTTGATAAAAATTTAAAGGGTTATCAAATCTTGCTTGATCTTTAGAACCACCAAAAGTCACAGAGTCTGGATCATCCAATACGTCTCTAAGTTCTGGATTGTCTCTTAATAATTCTCGCTTATTTATATTCTCTAAGGCGTCCAATTCATCATTAAAAAGTTTTTTTAAGTCATCAAAGGCCGCAAAATAACCCTTTCGCTGCATTAAAAAACTTTCTAAAGGCATATTTGGTTGACTACCTATACCTATGTCTCCAACTTCGGCGCTAAGAGGCTTATTTAAGAAATTATAATTACCTTCCTCTATAATTCTGTTTACAAAGGCAACATCGTTTGGGTAAATAGCATTTATTTCACTAATCTTTTCATTACCCTTAGCTATCTTTTTTTGTAACGAGTCGAGAGCACTATCAAAAGTCACCGCATCATCCCCCGTGACGCCTCTTGCTTTTAAAACTAAATTACGTATCGCTACAGGTAAAAAATCTATTTCACCCGGTAAAAGTTTTTCTTCATTCTCCGCAAGCTTGGTTAAAAAATTGTCAAGGTTAAAGGGTTCATCACCATTTACCAAAGAATAAAGTTCTTTTTCTTGCTTTCGTGCAGCTGATAAGGCTTGTTGTGTAAGCTGTTCTAATGCAACAGAGGACTTTGCCGACAAGAACGTATCGTTTCGTTTAATTAATTGATTAACCATGTTTTTTGCGCGTGTGTTTTTTTTATCTAGCAGTCGTGTAATGACACCTCTCATCAAATCTTCTTTCATAAGAGCTGCTTTTTCTAACAAAGCGGGGTCACCAGTCTTTTGCATTATGTCTATTAAAGCGCCAAGCGTCACGTAATCTTGATCTATCGCACCTGCTATGGTTGGGCCAAACTCTTTTTCTTGAAGCATTGTTTGAAAAAGTTTTTTAATTGCTGGATCATCCGTGATTTGTAACAAAGACATAGTTTTTGTAAACGTTTCTTTTCCCGTTTCCTCATCAACAGTTTTTATAGGTTTTAAGTCTACCCCTAAGTCTTTGGCTAGTTTTTGTATGCCAAGTTCCCCTGCTTCATATGCCTGCAAGGCAGCTAAAACTTTTTTTGGATCGCCATTATTCTTTTTTATATACTCTATGAGCCGAGTGCCCTGATTTGATTGTTGTCCGTCTGGCAGAGCGTATTTACGTATAGTATTCATCAACCCTTGTCCGGCGGCCTCCGTAAGTCTTGTCACCAATCGAACTGGACTAAATACGCCACCGACGGTTTCACCAACAAATCTAGGTAATTCTTTCCCGGGAAAACTTCGTTCAGCCTGATAAGCCCCTGTTGCAGCGCCTAATATAGAGGTTGTTTCTAAGTAAGTAGACCCCAAAGGTCTTTTCGCATAAGTTTCAATAATAGGAGCTAAAGGATTTTTACTTAAAGCTAAATAGTCAATATTGTTTGAAACTGTTGCCGAACCCGGACTGAACTTTCGTGCGGCATAGTGTGGCGCGTAAAAAGATAGTGACCCCATACCTACAGTTCGTCCAGACTCTCCAAACGCATAAGCATCTGGGGTAAAAGGAGCATCACTAAACAAAAAGTTTTTTATATTTTGTCCCGTTGGAGTTAGAACTAACCCTGTTGCTAGCCCCGTAATAAGGCCCACTAACGGATTTCCTGTTATACCAGTCGCGGTCATTCCTGCTGCAACTCCACCCGCTAACGGCGGCGCGGCTTCAACCATTCCAAGTTGTGTGCCTTTTCCAATCGCCTCCACACCCATTTCGGAGCGATAGCCTAAAAGCATAGAAAGTAAATTAGCGTCGTCAAACCCCTTACTTCGCAGGCCCTCTATGTCTATTGTTCCGGGAAAATTTCTTATAGCATAGTCTAGTATTTGCCGATTATTCATATTAGCTTCAAAAGCCTTTTTATTTAAATCGTTTAAATCAAAGCTTTTTCTCCAATCTTCCACTGCATTTTTTTCAATTTCTGACCGCCCAATAGATACTTCAAAGGCTGCATCAGTAGGCTTTAGGTCAGTTTGCGCAAGATTAATGGTTGTATCTTCTTCTTGTGAAAAAGGACCAACTTGTGTTAAGGAAATGTCATTTATATCAAGATCTTCTGCCATCTTATCCACCCGAAGGAGTTACATTTATAAATTCATTTATGTCAACATTGTCGGGTCTACCACTCACCTCTACTTGTTTAAACCTTGTTTCAAAAGATTTTCTAAGGGCCGTATACCCGTCTCTTACTGCTGTAAATTTAGATAAATCAGCTAATAATTCTGTTTTTCTTGTCATTTTAAGAGGGTTGCTTAAAAGAGCGCGTAGCGCAGTTATTTCTTGGTTAAAGAAAGCCTCAGTTAGCTTAATCTTATCTAAAGCGTCTTCTTTTCCTGCAAAAAATTGTGCCGGCTGCGGGAGTCTTGCTTCAATTCTCTTACGCATATCTTGATCGGTTTTGCCTTTTACACTCGACATAATTACTAATTCAGCGTTTAGATTAAATCCTTCTAATAGATTTTGCGCTTTAGCAACATTTGGAAAGGGCTTACTAATCATAAAACTCAATAACTCTGCGCTTTTGTTAATAAGTTGTCCCACCGCCGCAGGTGTACCAACTCCTTTAAGAACATCAATTTCATTTATTAATTTTTCATACGTAATATCGTCAATGTCACTGTTTTCTTGAACCTGACTTATAGCAGCGTTAAAATTAGGCGTTGGACTGAAAGCTCCGCCCGTACCACCCCCCGTATAATTTTCTGGCAAGGTGTATCTTTGCTCCACGGGTAATCCTTGATTAAGAGATTGACGTTGTGCGATAGCATCTTCCCACTCTTTTGGCAGACTTCCTCCCTGTACTACAGCGCCGTCAATGTCACTCAATGTATCTTTCGTAAAATTGTTAATTACAAAGTGAATAGCGTTGTTTTGCGCCGGAAGAGTCTGGCCAAGTCCATAGGCAAGCGCTAAGTCTAAACCTTTTCCTTCGCCAACTTCTGTTAAAAATTTTGAAAAAGACTGCTTTTGACCAATACTATAATCAATTAGATTTGTGCTGGCCAACTCAACATCTGTTTTTCTTTTTTCTAACTCATATAACTTTTCATCTAAGGCTTGTTTTTCTGTGCCCTGCGTTCTATCTAACGATATCTTAATTTTGTCAATTTCACGATCTAAGTTGTTTTGCAACTCAGTAAAGTTTTGATTTAATTTTACAATACTTTTGGCGTGAGCAAAGCCTTTCTCTTGTTTTTCTAACTCATTAGTATGTTGTAGGTTAAGTCGATCTGAAGCGAGCTTTGAAGTTAATCGTATATCAGCTCTGTTTCTAAAAAACTCTAAATCGTTTTGTTCTTTTGTAAACTTTTGTTCTAATTCTAAAATTTCTTTTTGATTAATTTGACCTTGCTTTAATTTTAACGTTTCTAAATTAATCCTATTTTTCTGAAGTAACTTTTCAATAACTTTTTTATCTCTCAAATCCACTTTGGCCCCAGCCTCTTTTTCCTCTCTTTTTAGCTTTGATTTCAAAGTCTCCATAGATGTCTCACGGAGATACTTTAGATCTGCCGCTTTAGCGTCAGCCTCTGCTTTAGCCTTCTGTGATTTTAGGGCTGCGGCAGTTTTTTGCTCACTTTGCAACTGCGTTTCAGCAGACTGTAGAGCAGCAAGACCTAATGCTCTTTTCTCTTTGTCTGCTGCTTTTTCCGCTTCTAATTGTGTTTGGGCTCTAGCTGAAATACGGTCAGGCAGTTGTGTGGTCGTAGCGGCCATAGCTAGTCTCTCCGCAGGACTTAAACCGGGTCGCTCACCGGGCATCGGTGCTGCAAAAGCCAAAGCGGTCTTAGCAATATCAAATAACATTTGTGCTTTTGTTAAGTTTTTTTGTTTTTGTGCAGCATCTGGATCGGCCCCAAATTGACTATACAAGGCATATTTTTCATCTAATATTTGTTTAAGGCGGTTTCTTCCTGTTCCCGGAGCAGCTTTCTCTTCAGCTACTGCTTCTTTTGCGGCTAAACCAACAACCGTTCCTTTAAAGGGTTGAGACAAATCAACCCCGAGCTGGTCAAGACGAAAGTTTCCTAGCCCCGCGACCCTATTTGTGTTTACTGGTGCGAAGTATTGTATCGGGCGGACTTCCCCGCCTTTGTTAAAATTTACGGGAGCAGTCCCGCCGGCCTCCATTGGTGGAGGTTCGGGAACCGTGGACATTATGCCATCGGCCATTGGCCCCTCTATGGGCTGCGTCATCTCTTGCTGTGCAAGCTGACCAATACCTTGATCGACGTTAGCCAACATCATAACGGGCTGTACTAAGGTCAACACGGACTCTGGTGTCTGGCTCGCGTCACCCGGCCCGACAACTCCTGCTAGTTCTTCGCGTCTTTCTTCTACTGTTGCCTGATCGCCACGCATAGTGTTCATTACCTGTTCGTAGTTCTGTGCCTGATCTAAGTCACCGATACCACC